CTTTGGTTGTAGGTGACTTAGCCATGGTGTTTCAATAATAAGTTTTTGTAAGAAGATAGACATGTTGTCAGCTCTTTCCTTAGAAGCTGATATAATCATAATCTTCTTTTCTGCGTCATTAAAGAGTGTCCACAAAACAAACGCTCCAGTAATCCAACTTTTTCCGACTCCTCGGAAGGCTTGAATCTGTAAACGTTTTGGTCCGTTTTGTAAATAGTCTGCAATGGCGTATTGTGCCCTCGTAGGTGAAGGCAAGTCAAGCTGGTCCCACAGTGCTTGTAGAAACAGCTTGAAATCGCCCTGTAAGGACGTTAAAACGTCTTTCATGTATAAATTAGTTAGCTTTTAATTTAGCAGCTACTGATGGTCTTCTAGACATCTCTCTGTAAATAAATTTCTGTATCTCATCCATCTTTTTGACGTATTCTTGTAGATACTTCATTCTTGTTTTAAGAGGTGTATTTTCATCAAACAGAACCTTTTGGTATTGTAAACCAATCTTTTCCATTTTTCTATGAACCTTTTTATGTATGCTAAAAGTTAAATTAACTTTATTACGTGGGTCGTTACCAGTAAATAAACCGTAACGTCTGCCTAAATGTTTGTAAACTGCTGTTCTTTGTTCTAGATTTAAACCATTAACAATACGTGAAATGAGTTTAATCATGTTTAAATGATGGGCTTCATATGTTTCACCGTCCTTTGGAGGTTTTAAATATGAGTTCCATTTTTTCATTTGTTTCTTATCTAAGCTCTGTTCTTCAATAGCCAAAGCTCTAGAGTCAGTACCTTTTATTGATTCATTTAACTTATCAGAGACACTACGTATAGCAAGCCTACCAGTTTTCTTATCTTTAACATCACCAAAAAATCTCTCACCTTCTAACTCAGCATACAAAGATGACTCTTGAGGTAAACCTGTTTTCTGCCATTCTTGTTGATAGTTTCTATAAAGAGTTTGTGGTGCGTCACCAAGTTTACCGGGTTTTCTTTTAGGATAAGCTAGAGTAACGTTATCTAACCCACCTCGTTCTTGTAAATCTTTCGTTAACCGTGCAGTTAACTCGAATAAAGGCATAGAGACATCAATACTGCCTCTAGCCCTCATACCATTTACATGCGTTTCTACAGCTTGCTCTACTGGTTTCACTTTCGGTTTTAGTACTATTTCAGGTTCAGGAACTATAGACTTAGCCACAGCTTTAGCCTTTGCCCTTTGCCCTTTTGCGAAATGTTTTGCCAGTTGTTGCATTTACTTTCTCAATCTTTTTCTTGCCATTTCTTGAGCGCGTTTCCTTGCTCTTTCTCTGTTTTCAGCTCTACGTGCAGTTGGACTACCGCGTCTAAGTAAACGTCCACCTTTTCCTCTTATAAATTTAGATTCTGGTTTAGTCTTCTTATCTTTATTCTTTTTAGTATTATTAACTTGATTCTTAGCTTGAGTAGATAACACTCTACTATAAGTTACTGTTTTATTTTTTTTCTTACCTTGATTCTGTACTTCTAACTGTAAATCTCTATTTGCTTTACGGTCTTCTCTAAAGGTAGACATCTTAGAATTATATTTTTTAGTAGCTGTCTTAGCGTTATAATTCTTGTTTGTATTTTTTGAAGAACCAGAAGAATACTGAGTCTTTTTAATTTTTAAACCAGAGTTATTAGTTTTCTTTTGTTTGTTTATATTCTTAGTAGTAGAAGATTGATTTTTATTCTTTTTTTGATTAATTGAAGGTGTCCCTCTTCCTTGCTCACGTAATATTTTTTCAGCCTTAGTCATATTATCTGTGTACCAGTTCTTACCTGTAGTTACATTTCTAATACCTTTGACTGTTCTCTTTGCTGCGTTAATAGGGTTAGTATCTTTCTTAAATTGTTCTTGCCTCTTTTTATATTCCGCTACAGACATATTTTTAGGCTTGAATAGCCTTGTCATTCCAGCATCAACAAGTCTATCTGCTGCAATAGATATACCAGCTCCCTTTGCACCTTTAATTACTGATTTAGGGTCTTTAAGTATTCCTTTACCAAGTTTAACTGCATCTTTTTTAAGTTTTGGTAATACTTGTTTTTTGACATACTTACCAGCAGTCTTAAGCATTTTATTACCTTTTGCTGCAAGTTTCTGTCCTTTAGTTACAGGTCTCTTAGTTGGAGATGGTTTATTAAGTAATTTCTTACCTTCTGTAGTTGCTTTAGTTATGTTTTTCTTTGTAGAAGCTACTACCTTTTTACCAGTAGATACTACCTTTTTACCAGCTTTTTTAATACGTAATTTATTTTTATTACTTATTAAAGGTTTCTTTGCTGGTACCTTGCCTGCTGGTTTAACTGCTGGCTTTTTAACTGTTGCTTTAGCTTTAGGTGTAACTTTTTTTTTAGTAGAAGTTGCAGCTCTTCTCTTAGTAGTAGTTGTTTTAGGTGTTTTAACTGGTTCAACAGCTTTTGTTTTACTGGTTGTTTTTCCAGTTGCTAGAGATTTAGCTTTTGTTGCTGTAGCTTTAGGTGTTACTTTAGTTTTAGCTGTTGTTTTAGGTTTAGCAGTACTAGCTTTTTTATTAGAAGTTTTTTGTTTTTCAATATTCTTCTTTGTAGAAAGTTTATTTTTTTCTTTCTCCATAGCAGCTTTCTTTTTAAGATATTCTGCTAAGTCTTTTCTGTACTGTGCTTTACCTTTAGGGTCATACGTCGCATAGTTTTTAGGATGCGGACGTTTTCCGAGTCTGGTTGCCATTTTATTTAATGTGTTGATGAATTAATAATTCTCGTAATGGTTGTATCCCAAATACCTTTCGCATCCATTCGAGCCAATGGCTACTACCTTTATCCTGATTGCATCGTCTGCACGCGCAAACAACATTCTTTGTAAGATCTTGCCCACCTTTGCTACGAGGTTTGACATGATCGAGTGTAAGTTGATTAAAATCATAAGTTTCTCCGCAATAAACACATGTACATTTGAAGTGCTCTTTTATAGCTCTTCTCCAGAGCCGTTTAGAATCTGAACTTGTCATGGTTATTAAGTTGTGTAAGTAATGTTTTGGACTAGGTAGTAGAGGGGTCATTTACGTATTTTGAGTCTGCTTTTCCTGTTTTTGGATGGAGACTGGAGTCTACCTTTAGTAGTACTTCCTTTATAATGGGCAGCATCTTTGCCGTCACCATTTCCGTATGTTCCGAGATCCCTGTTAAGGCGATTTGCATTAACACGTAATGCTAATCCCTTTTTAGTTTTGTTGTATCTCCTTTGTTGCTTAAGCCTTGTAGCTTTAGCTTTTGGGTTGGATTTATAGTATTCAGAGGTTTTTGCCATAGAGCTTAGCCTGTACTAATTCTGGGTCAACAGTTGGCATAACCTTTGCAAGTTTTGCTAAAGGGTTTCCGTCGTAAGCAACTCCGCTAATATCATTAGCTTTCAACCAATCACAAGCTGCTTTTAAATCTTGTGTAGTGGCTTCTCCTGCTTTTATACGCTTTAGAAACTCTTTAGTAACTAGATTATGCAACTCGTTAAACTGGTCTTCAGTTGCTTTCTTTTTCATTAATATCCTTCTGGTGCTACGTTAAACGTAAATGTAATTCTGTAATTATCTTTTTCTAAGGTTGCTGGTTGTGGAGGAACTTTATGCCTAAGACTGGCAGGAAATATATAAATATTCCCTTCTTCAAGAGGCATATTAACAGCTCCATAAGCATAATTAAAGTTTTTTGGTTCTAACTTCCACAACTTATGTAGAGCTGACATCTCTGGATATTTATTTGTAAAAATTAATCCTTTATGTAACTCTTTATCAAAACGCATGGTGTATAAACCTGAAAATAAATTTGGGTCATGTGCATGCTCTTCTTGATATTGATTAGGTCCATACATGTTGAACCAACTACTATTCATGTTGTAGGTAAAACCTGAATAACCTAACTCAGACATGTACTCGTCTATATAAGTAAACATTTCTGATTCAAGGTCTTCTTGACCATAACCTCTTAAATATGTTTGGTAGCTATTACAATGCCACCATTCATCATGTTTGTTTTTAGAGTCAGATTCTTTTATATCTTGATAAAGCAAAGGTTCTAATTTGCTTTTATACTCTTGGTGTTTTTTAAACTTTGCTGAATAAAGAGGTTGAGTAAATAGATTACTTATCACTGTGTAACCATCCTGTCATTAAGTACTTAGTTTGTTTTGGAGGATAACCTTGATGTATATATGTCCATTGAGCAGGAAAAATTAAACACCTACCAGCTCTTGGAGCTACTTGATCTCCGTTATAAAATTGTGTCCAGCCTTCTTCTACATCATTTAGATAAAGAATATATGTAAGTACTCTTTGTAGTGTATAGTCACTATGCCATGTATAACCTTTTCCGGGTTTAGTTTCTTGTATTTGATATCCAGTATCTTTTAACTCCGTTATCGGAGGTATTAAATAAATAACACTGTTGTCTACAAATGAATGTAATATCCCAGCATTCTGTAAGTGTGTTGTGTAATTTTGTATTAAAAAACGAATTAAATCACAAAATAATTCATCAATATCTGCCCAATTAGCAAAATCTGATATAAATAAATCTTTGCTATTTTTAACAACTTTATTTACACCAGAAGCAGTTACACCTTGATGATGTCTGCTATCTGATTTGAATCTTTTTATTATCTCCTTACATTTGTCTTTAGGTATTACATCATCTACTACCCAAATATATGGGTCAGTAAGGATGGTGGTGTCCATTTTCTATACGTCTAAACCTTTTTTAACGATCTGTAAAGCTCTGTCATCTAATTCGTTATCTGTTTGCTCTACTAATTTTTCTAAGAGCTCGACTACAAAAGTCTTAAATTTTGGTGACTTAAGTGCAGATAGCACGAATGGTTTAAGGATTGCTAACATTGTTTTTTAATAATGATTGAATAGGTACTACGTCGGAGCATACGTGATATACACGTGAACCGGGTAGCAGGGTAAAGCCTTTCTGTTGTAGTTCTGCACATTTTAATGCACGAACTAACTCGAAGTCTAATTTGTTTTTTTGTATCTGACTTTCTGCCATGCGTTCACATTGCTTAGTCAGATCTCTATTTAGAGGTACCATAAAATTAATTTGGAACCCCCAGTTTTCTGATATGACATAACCGTCCTCTGTCTGAGGTTCGGTATCGTTGCCCATATAAAATGGACTAAATGTCATAGTGCTGCCATTACAAGATATGTTGTTACCAAAGGCTTGTCGACTTGGTGCTCCATTATTCTGAAATTGGACAGCTTGATTTGTAACATTTCCCGTCGCGGCTGCCACAGGATTGCTATTATTATTGGTGTCTCCTTCCGCAAGTACAGGACTTACTGAGAGAATACAGACAGCGATGTAGTAGTAGAGTTTATTGTATAATTTCTTGTGAAATCTATCTGTTCTACTAACCCTGCGCTTCTTGTTGTGGTTTCTAAGTTCCACGGTAGTGAATTGTTAGTTACTGAAAATGTTGTACCT